GAGAGGAATGAGAAAAAAGATAAATGGCGCGCCCTGCAGGATTCGAACCTGCGACCCACGGCTTAGAAGTTCCTGGAACTACCTGAGCCAACAATAACTTACCGCATCATCCCTGCGCTCACACGCCCCATGATGGGAAAAGAACGAAAATCAACAAAACCCAACGAAAAGGATGGGAGTCCCAAATTCGTCCCATCCATGCCCCTTTCACATCGCCGGCGCTTCATCATCCCTCGTCCGGTTGACCAGCCACGTCACAACACCTATCACCTCCACATCGTCCAGAGATTCGCCCTCGGCCACATTGATCAAGGCCATTGATTTCACACAAGTGATGACTCATCATCACCCATCCGTTTTCATAATTTCAACCTGATTAACAAGATGAATAATTTAAAAATACAGCTGCGGCAATTAACAAACAATAAAGTGTATACAATGCTGATTGTCCTAATTATATCGTCGATATGGGTATTTCAGGGCTTGTCTATTTCCACACATGCAGATATTGCTGCTGGAACAGGAGTATATAAAGTACATACACCGCCATCTCCTTATTGGGAGGATTGGGGTTGGGATAAAATAAAAATTAATGATTTCTCCCTCTTCGGAGCTCTATCAGACAAGTCAACCATTGTTCTTTTTTTCTATGCTTCATCTTTGTTATTTATATCGACTTTTATATCAAGAAAAGCAGCAACGTATAGCAATGTAACTTTTAATACTTTTGAGAAATCCATAATACCATTTTCAGGTTTTGTAGTCGTATATCTTGCCATATGTGCTATTAATCGACTTCTTTCATTGTTTCTACCCGCCCAGACTTCAGCTATTGCAAGTTTGTTATTCCAAGTATTAGCTGTGATAATCGCAATTTCAACTCGCGTCAAGAGCCAGGAAAAATCAAAGGTAGAATTACCAATTCAAATTATTGTGCTCTTTCTTTCTGCTATGCTTACTATCCAGTTCGGTTTTGCATTCATTACTGGAGACAGAACCATTAGCGAACTTCATAACATAACTCTTTCCTATCTCTATAGCCCAGAACATATCAAATACTTCCCATTATTCTCATATCACTATGATGAATTGTCATTTCTTTTCCCTGTTTTCTACTGGGCGAAAAACCCGGCACAACATGACACTTTGCTGATTTCAGTCTGGGTGATGCAATTTATGGTTAAACTTGGCGCATTCAGCTTGACATATTTTTGCATCAGATCTTTTGGTTGTTCACCTTTCTACAGCTTAATACTGGTGATGCTTGTTTTTTTCGGTGCCCTATCATTCAATCCCATGGAAAGGGTTAGGTTATTTGACTCATTAAACCCAATTTATTTTACATTACATCCTGGGCGCGTAATAAGTTCCCTTTCTGTGTTTTGGATAATAACGGCGATGAGGTGGTTTAAACTCAAAAAAACTAATATTAAATTTAACTCATTAAATGCTATCGTGCTTGCGCTGGTAAGTATTGGTGCCACAACCACAACTTTTAATGTGTCTTTGATATGTTTATCCGTTATTTTAAGCTGGTCATTTATAGAGGTTATTAACTCTGAATCTTCTGAAAAAATAACCCTTTACATTGCCTCTGGCTTATCTATCGCAGCGCTTCCATTTATATATTTTAACTTTAACTCATACTCAATGAGCGGATGGTTTTATGCAGGACTAATAGTATCAATTGTAGCCACATTTATTTTATGTTTACGCCGTGACAACAAAATGGTCATGAGAGACACTCAAACTCAATTATGGAAAATAGTTATTGTAGTGTTATTAGGCACGACGATTGGTTTTGCATTTGGGAATATAGGGTTAGCATTTATTGCGAAGTTTATACCAGAGATATCATTTCACGGGCTGATATATCCACAAGCCGAGATGATAGTGTCTGGTGAAAAACTTATTAATGGCGGGGCATTTGGAAGTAATGTCTGGCCTATAGGTCATCAGTTTAATTTTGCGAACTTTTCTGCAAGATACGGGTTTCCTGTGGTTTTGTCCGCTATCGCCTCTATCATAGTCACAAGCTCCAGCAATCAGGACTCAGGGGCTCGTTCATTATTACTTTCTGTTTTAACTTTTATCGTGGGTCTGTTCATTATGGATTATGTGAAAATCAATAATGATTTTCCTGGGATAAGTTGGGATTATGCCCGGCAGTTCGCAGTGCGTACAAGAATGGTAGAGGCTGGATTTTATGCAACGATTTTGGTCTCTTTGTCGCTAATTGGCTGCAATTTAAATAGAAGATACAAATATATTGTTGCTTTTTTGATCACGGCTTACGTTATTCTGCCAAATGCTGGTTATGATGATAATGTAATGATCCAGGCGTGGGTTAATGCAAAATATTTTTTCTCTTTAATCGCAGCTATATGATTGTAGTGATAGGCCGCAGCACCTGAATATGTAAAGCTGCGGCCTATCAATTATTGCTGCTATTGCTGCTGCGGTTTCTCCGGCCATTCAATATCAGGCGCAGCATCGGTATCAACTGCCTGTGCATCTTTGTAGTAACTGATCCACTCAGTCAGCAGTACCTTGTCAGCATCAGAGATTATTCCCAGTTGTAGCTCTGTGCGCCACATGGCGGTAACTTTCAGCGCCTCGTCGAGGAGCGCCTGCTTTTGCTGTTCAGCTAGCGCGACAAGCTCTTCATGTGATGGAGGAGGAATATCCGCCCAGGCTGGCATGCCATCTTCTCCGGCAACCCGCACTTTCCCTTCTTTCTGTGAAATGAATTCATTGAATATCTCGTCACTCACTTCAATATATACTTCAGGCCATCCCCCGCTCTCTTCATAATATCTTTTAAGGGCAACCGGATAAAATGAGTTTTTTTCTGCGCTATATACGTAATTCATTATTAATCACCAATCGCGAGATAAGTAGAGTTGCCTGACTGGCGTGTGTTTACCGACGCCCACATATTACCTTTGAAGCCCGTTTTGGTTAGGGTATTCCAGCCAGCGTAAGCGCCTGTTCCAATTGCCTGCGATGATACAAATAACTGAAGCGCATTATTTGGAAAAGGGAATGGGAAAACTACAGTTGAATCCCCGGTGGCGTCATTTGTCCACGCCCCCCACTGAATAATCGTGTTTTTCTCCACGCCGCCAACCAGCGCCGGAATAATCAGGTAACCAGATACACCCTGAACAGATGATGGCGAGGTTACGGAATTCAGAGAGATATTTATGCCATCACATGTAATCCGTGCCGTTACGCCTGATGAGACTGCCGTTCCGGTACCTGCTGTTGTTTTACATGTTACTGTAAAATTTCCTGAACAATTATTTACAACCACCCAATTCTTTTTCCACGCCGGAAACGTCAGATTTATATTTGTTGTAAGGGTTCCCGAAAGGATGATCTTGTCTTTTGCGGCCTGCAAAGTGCTCAGTGTTATAGAAGATGATCCGAGTCCAGTTATAGTTACATCACCATAAGCATTAACCGGCACCCATCCAGTTAACGGGGTTGCTAAAGCCGACTCCGGGCTATTAGTATTCCCATCAACTGTGTTAAGCCAACAGCCGTCACCGGTTGTGTTGCTGAGAATCGCCCCAACAGGGTATCCGCCTACAGAGGTCGAAAATGCAGAATCGTAACGATATCCGCCACCCGCCTGGTTCCAGCGAATTGCGTCTGTAGTATCATGAAAAATGCCGTTAAAGTCGGTTCCGAAGGGTGGAATGCCGCCAGCCGCGATTGGGGTACGTGTTAATGGAGGGAATCCATCAGTGTATGATGCTCTCCCCCCTTCAATGCCGATCTGCGAATCATTAGGAATATTTTGTCTGGCACCTGTCTGAGCGAAGGGAATGGGAAGCAGTTTCGGTAAATTGCTAATTTGCATTTTGTATTCCTGTGTCGGGGAAGAATGTTCCCTGTTCAAAAGGTTGCAGGCCTGCCTCAGCAAACCCGAAAGTATTGTTTGGATCAATAGACATTAGGCCAACAGATACTCCCGCTGGCTTTGTTATGGCATTGGAATTAAGGATTATTGCTCTTTCAACATCGCTTAGTTCGAACAAAAAGACATATCTGATAGACATCACGCCAGTAATTGCAACAAACACCTGCCCTTTTGCTCCAAACAAATAATTAAGTAGCCTGTTAATGTTTGGAATCGAGCAATCGGTAATATTTGACATTGCTTTAGCCATTATCAAAACCCGATATGCGTCATTGCTTAATCTGTAGGTCTGAGTCTGTGAAGACCCTTCATAAAATGGCGCTTCACCAAATGGTTTTGGTGATGTATTTGTGGTGGATGTGAATGCCTCGTCAAATCCAAAATAAGATGATGTGGTTTCTACGTTTAACAGCCTTGAAACACCAACTATTTTCCCCCACACATCTAACCCGTAAGTATCAGCCGTCGAGATATCCCACACAGACGTAATAAATTCTTCAGTGAAATCATCAAGGTCAAGTGCGTCATTAAAGGTTTCTATCAGGCTTCTAAGTTTAGGGCTGTCTGCGTATTGTGTGAGGATTGTGTCCTTCACATTTCTCATACGAGGGTTACCGTAATATCGTTAGCGTCGAGTGTGGGGATCTGGTCAACGCCATATTCGACTGATGATGTAAATGTTGTGCCGTTTTTGCTGACCGTGAGAGACAGGACGTTAACCACGGATGGGTCAATTTTGTTCACCACAGAGTAATAACCACCGGCGAAAAGTTTCGAACCGATGCGGGCTTTCGGAACCAAATCACTCTCACCATTAAAAGCTTTAATAACCTGTTCTTTTACCAGGTCTCCGATATTTGACGGCAGTGATGCGTTATTCGCAATTTCAACTTTAAAATACGTTCTTGAAGGCGACGGGATATTCCAGACGATCGTATATTGCGGCGGGTTGTTCGTTCCCTGCGTGGTATCCGTCACTACATAAGACGTATTGCCGACCATTCCGCAACCAGCCTGGTTTTTAATATAAATTGCGTTCGCAATATCAGCCGCGTTACCACCATATGCAGCCACGTAGACACTGTGCGCCGGAACCGGGTAATTTGTTGCACCGATATTAACAGTGACACCAGAGTTATTTGACCACACATAAGCATCGGTTACCCCGTCAACGTCCAGTACTGCGGCGTAAATCGACTCCGGAGTGCCTTTCGCATTCAGGGCAACAGATTGTTTGCGTCGGTATTCAAAATTAGCCCGGGTCTCAACATCGTTACCTGCCGAACCCGCCGCGGTATTCGTAATTCCTGACCATCCGGATATACCGCGATAGATTCGGTTTAGAGCGCCTACAGGGCACGGTATAGCTCCGCTGGTCAGGTTCTGAAAGACGATATCAATAGACCCTGTTGAGGGGATTACTGCATCAGTGAGCGACGTATAGATATAGCCTGCTTCATCCTGTGCCGTGCTTCCTGCCGGGATGGGCGTCCCCACGAGACCGGTAACTGTCGCCGTTACAGTGGTTCCTGTTGCTGCTATGCGGTCAATGAAATAGATGCGCCCGATAGCATCCTGAAATCTCCCGGATGCGTAGTCAGGGTTAATGTTGTTTGCGATATAAAGCAGTTGGTCATTTTTGTCGGCGATAATTGCCGCGTCGCTTTGCGCCATCTGCCCCTGCGGTGACGTGAGGCTTTTACTCATCCCACCACCGAAGGATTTATCCAGGTCTACCAGTCGCCCGTCGAGGATATCAATCTCATCCGGCACCGAGAGACCGATGTCAGAAAACTCAGCAGCGGGAACTGCCGTTGTTGCGATTACTGTCGCCATGCGTGGCCTCAGAATTGGATTGTGCTGGAGATGTTATTCGTGTCGGTGATGGTCATGACGCCGGTGCATTTCCGATCGCCTTTCCCGATAGTCACTGTGCAGGCCGCTGACTGAACGTAGGGGAGTTTTAAAGCCTCAGTTTGCATCTTGGTATTAATAAGCTGCGTGCCGGGCCAGTGGCCCAAAATACTCTGGTAATAAGGGATGCCAAGTGAGGTGTCGTACCATGACTCTCCGAGGAACGTCAGGCAGGCGCAGGCAACGTCCTGAGCCACGGCGTAGGGATTGTCTGTTATTGCCATATTGCCAAAACTATCGAGGCTGATATCCCATGAGTCGGTTTCAAGCTGGAAAGATTTTGTGATCATATCAGCCCGCCCATATACGTGATGGTGACTGAGGGGTGACGGTATATTTCTTCAGAAACTTGAGTTTCAGATCATCATTGATGACACGCAGATTGACGTGGTAACCGTCTAATGACGTGCATCCCATTTCCGGCTCACCCGGGTTAACCGGAATCTGCACGACACCAACAATATCTACCAGAACTTCCGGGTGGTAATAGCTGCCTTCGAGGTCCTCAAATCCTGATTTCAGTAACTGCTTCCGCATCTCTTTTTCATCACTGAACCGCAGATAAATATCTTTCATCGTATGCCCTTCATTTGGATGTCAGATAACGCCCTGTGCCAGATACGAAGATTGCGTATATGGCCGTTAAGCATGCGTTGCCCTGAGGCTGAGGCACCTGCACCACGCCCGATATAAATGAGTTGGTTAGCCGATGAGGCTGTTCCTGGTGTTGGGCGGGATACGGTTGTCGGGCTGGTCAGTTGCGTTCCATCCACACAGCTTTGGTTTTGAACGGTGTCAGATCGAGAGCAGACTGTATGAACTTGTCCATCATCAATCCTGTTTCCTGAATAATTAAAATTTGCACTTCCGTACGCAAACGCATATTTGCCCAGCGTAGTTGTTGTGCTGTCGACCATCATCACTATATATTCGCCGACCGTTGGATACGCAGCAAGAATCCCTCGCCTGCTGGCCGTCGCCCCATCAGTTGCGGTCTGGCCGTTACAGTGAACCTCAGCAGCGATCGTTACCGGGCCAAAATAGTTGTCATTGCCTGAGCGTTGAGCGGTGCAGTCGTCAGCGGCGCGTGTTGCGGCTGACCCTGCGGTAGGGATATAGGAACTGGACGCTGTATTGTTTTCAATCTGTCCACCCCAAACATAAAATCCCGAACTTCCGTCGCCGGTTGGTGTTAGAGACCATGAGTTATCCGTTGCCAGAACGCCAATGATTAACGTTGTATTTGGTGGGCTGGACATGACAGTTGCTGTGGTTGAAACACGTAGCCAGCCATCAGCAATTTCGACAATTGATACTCGCGACTGGTCCACTGTTCCCACAGCCGTTTTAGCTGCCATATCAACACGAACTGCCTGCGGATTTGCCTGGTTCCCAAAGTTGCCAATCTGAACAATACACTTTGTCAGTTCTGCCGCTTTCACGAAGATTGACATCGTGTATGTCTGTCCCGCCGTTGCCGCAAATACCTGGGAAATTAAATGGGTCGCAGTTGTTGCATTGGGTACGAATTTCACTGCGCCTGACGAACCATCAGGTGCGGACTGCGGGGTTTTAGTGCCTTGCGCTACAGTCCACGCCGCGTTTGTTAAATCACCAGAATATATGAGCCCATTAGTACTCTGCCCTTCAATGAACAAACCCTGCTTTTCAAAGCGCGGCTCGTTAATTACTGCTGTCTGCAACACGCCTGATTTGTCGATATACGTTGCGGCCGAGGCGCGGCTGAATGAAATCAGCTTCGTGTTTACCGGATACCCGGCAATCATTTTTAAATCGTCACTTAGCGGTGCCCATACATCCGGGAACGGCGGCGCGACGTAACCAGTGGAAGCGGCTGAACTTGCGGCTTCTGCGGCGCTCTGTGCTGCGGATGCTGATGAAGCGGATGCACTGGTCTCGCTGGACTTCGCGGCTGTCTCCGATGCTTTGGCGGCGTTTTGTGATGACTGTGCCTGCTGCGCTGCTGCGGTGGCTTGGTCGGTCAGTCCTTCAACATTCGCATGAAGGTTGTCAGCGACGATGACGCACTGCGCTGCGGCGTTCTCCGCTACCGTTGCGTATTGCGCCGCGCGTCGAATATCAATAGTGGACATAGTGGATTCCGTATTTTGGGCAATAAAAAACCCCGGCGATTGCCGAGGCTGGATAAAAAACCACCTTATGGTGGGTTAGTGTTACATTCCTAGCGAATAGCTAATATCCATCAGCGACATATAGCCACCGCTGCCACACACTGAGAAACTTATCCAGTATTTTTGCCCTTCGTGAAGCATCCCTTGGGCATCAGAATATTGTGCTTTAGTTAACTTCTCGAAATTGGTTGGAATGGCAAAAACCTCACCATCGCCGCGAACAAATTGAATTAGTTTTATTGTGCTTCCGCTATCAGAGTACTGGAATGTTTTTGCCTTAAAAAGACCAGAATGAGCCTCGCAGCCTTCCAGGGTTTGAGTAAGATTTTTTATGCCGCCAGTAACTGAAACCTGATCTTTGTAAACATTAGGCTCAGTTGATGCAAACGCCAAACATGGTAACAGTGCGGAAATGATTACCAGGTGTTTTAATTTCATCACTGCGGTCCTTGTGTAGTTGAGTTTCCTGATTCTACTCCACCGTGAACGTGTGTGGAAAGATTGACGCCATTCCCTGTAACTTCTCCTGTTGCCGTCACATTTCCGCCAAAAGTAGCGTTTCCGGCAAAACTCCCTGCCCCCTGCGTTAACTGCCCATTAGCCTCAATAACGGGAGCATTCAAAGAGATTTTCGCACTGCCGTTCATCTCAATATTGGGCGCAGTTACGCTAACGAGCAACGGTGAAACAATATCGATGCCATCACTGGCAAACTTAACGTACTGCACAGGATCGGCATTAAGCACACCGCCAAGGTAAATTCCATCTGCCCGGCTATGTGTTCGCCTTGAGGCGGGTAGCGCTTCCTTTTTCTCTTTTTTTACTTTTGTTATATCCCTGTCACAGCAAAGCATCAGTCCTATATCGCCTTCTACAGGGTCCATAATCACCGCACTTGCGCCTCTCTGAAGTCTCCAGGCTGGAACGTTAAAGACTGTCGAGTTTTCAACCTGTGATCCGTCTGCAGCAAACCCGGTAACCAGCGGCAATACATCCAGTAAAGGGGGCTGGTTTCCTGTTTGTGTTTTTACTTTCTGGACAATCACAAGATGGACAAAGGCATGTCGTGAAAGGAGCAGGTTAAAAATATATTCGTTTATGTTCGTTTCGCAATTGACCTGCTGCGTGCTATATGAAAACTCACCTTCAGCCATTTACTGCTCCGCATTCTGATAAGCAACGACAAATGAAAACCATGGTCCGCCTTCAATCCATGTGGAAAGTATGTGTTTGACAGTACTTATTGTGTACATGCCAGACGCGCCAGGAAGCTCCGTTTCCAGCTTCATTTTGCGGGGAGCAATGAGGTTTGATGAGAACATAGTGGTCAAATAAAGCCCGTCGCGGGACCACACAGGATAACCAATTAACCCGCTCCCTTTCGATACGAATGGAACCACATCATCCCATGAACCTTGCTGTGTCCAGATACGGATTACCTGAGTGCTACAGTCAATATTCAGGTGGGCCATTTGCGCAAGTTGGATGATCTGGCTTACCGGGTCGCCTACGACATAAGGATTACTGATTGGGAACTTAATATCCTCAAGTACTGACACCATAATCCCGAGAGGGTTGGCTATAGCTCGTATTGCATCGATAACATCAACGTCACCATCTACAGCAAATGGTTTGGCCGGAAGAGACCGCTCCGCACCCAGCGCATGCGCCTCAATCAACAAAGGCGCGTCAGGAGCTTCGTTAAAGTCAGTAGTGGCGAAGGTGATCGTTCCCATGAAAATTAACTCATCCTGGGCCCAAACTTTCATCCAGTTGTTTTTAGTCTTTCCTCGCTGATTCCCGGCATAGCTTAGTTTTGCCATGTTACTGAGATTTAAACCGTATAGACTCGCAGTCAGGGTGGTTAAAGCAGAACCACCATATCCGTTGTATTCAACTACAGCCCTTGCGTTTTCGATGGTCAAAACATTGTTGTTACCTGGCCCCTGTGAACCGTCGAAAACCTGATCGGTAAGCGAAAACTCGAACTTAAGATTACGCTTTTTATAGGTCATAGTGCGGCACTCATTTCTTGTTCCGTGGCGTAATACAACTTAAATCTGTCGCCAAGTTCAGAATAAAAAGGGTCGTCACTACCCTTTGTATCGCAGAAGAAAATCTCGCCTTTAAACCCAAGATATGGGTAACGGACAATCTTGTTGCCATTCAGGCAAAGCACACCCTGAGCTATCCATTTGTCGTTGAGCGCAACATCCATATACAGGCCTGTTGATCGCTGGCTGATACGCAACGTTACGCGCTGGGCGTCAAGACTCACGTTAATTTTTTGGCCTTTGACCGGCTGAACGCTGATAATTTCCATCAGGTGATCACCTTAACCAGTTCCGTGACTGACTGGGACAGGCCATTAATTGCAGATGTGGCCGCGCCGTTGATTGCCGTTGTTGCTGGCTTTGCTACATCTGAAATAGAGGTCGTGACTTTGGTTGCGATGTCGGAATAAGCGCTTGAAACCGACTTTTTCAGTCCTGTCAGTGCGCTTCCTACATCATTCTGATTTGCCGCAGTCGCCCCGCTTGCTACTGCTGGTGTGTTAACCGATGTGTCCGACTTACTGACAGAGTTACTCGTTGTTTTAGAATCAGCGGTCGTGCTGCTCAGCGTGACCTCTGCTTCCTCAAGAACCGCCTGAAATATGGCCTCAACTGTCAGGAGTGTTACATCACGGTCAGACGTCTTGTAGTTATACCTGACCAGATCGTACTTCTCATAAGTGGTATCAGGCGTCTCAATGTCATACAGGCGAGTATTAGCAACCATTTCATCCAGCGCAGATAGCATACCCGTCCGGCTGGAAAGTGAAAAATTAGTGATGTTTGGTAGAGCGCCTGTAAAGCCTGATAACCCTTCCAGGGTGAAAATAACCCTGATGAAGGCCGGTCTTTTCACCTTGTTATATGAGGTGTATGAGCCGCCCTCTATCGGTGCGGTGACTACAGTCGCGTCGGCCCCGTACTCCACACCGATAAACGATGTGGGGTTTAGCGCTTTCCCGGTCCCGTCCGCGTAATAAATCCCGTAACCGGGATAGAGCACGCTGTTAATGACGGAGAATAACCCTCCGCCATTTATCGCGCTGAGTAGCGTTGTTTCGTTTAAATCAAACATTAGCTGTTCTGCCCGGTCAGGAATGATTGCGTCAGGCTGCTTTGAGCCATGCCTTTACGCGCCACGTCTTTCGCCAGTTCCTGCATGGATTTGGCGTCAGTTTTGATGGTGGTGTTCTGGAATGTGATATTCGGTGCGCCAGAGCCAGCCTGAGGCTTGATTTGCGGCGAATAACGCTGTTCCGCATTCATCCTAGCCATAATCTGGGGAGCATAGTTACGCGCCTCGGCCGGAGCATTCTCCATGCCCTTACGCTCAAGGTTTCCCATCCCCCAGTTATAGGCCGTAAGTGCTTTTTGTAAATCTCCGTTATAACGGTCCAGCAACTGGCTCATATATTTTGCGCCAGCCTCAAGCGAGCGCACTGGGTTAAATTCTTCACCGTGGACACCCAAATCCTTCGCTGTCCCCGGCATTAACTGCATCAAACCTTTTGCTCCAGCACCAGAAACGGCTCCCGGATTCCATCCTGATTCCTGGGCGACTTGAGCATTAAGCAGACCTTCAGGAAGCCCGTACTTTTTTTCAAGGCTGGATGTCTCACCGGAGAACATCTCTTTTAGTTGGATTCCTTTTTCACTAAGCCAGTTACCGAATCCGCGAGGATCAATGCCAGTTTTCTCTTTCACCCAATCGGCTGCACCGTTGGCGCTGTTAGTTACCGCAGGTAGAGCATCATCCTTGCCGTTGCTCATATTGAGCATGGATTTCACTTTTTCGCTGAACGTAGAGAAATCTAGGTTGAACAGGCTTTTGAAAGCATCAACCATCAATTCAACCGTCTTTCTGGCTTCGGTAAGGTTCTGGTTAAGATTCGCTATATCTTTCGATAACGACCAGTCAGAGGATTTTAGATTGAGCAGGTTTCCAATGGCTTCGCTGACATCGGTAACGTCTTTCCATAAAATGGAGAATGTTTTCCCAAGCTCTTTAAAAGATTCGTTAATTTCTTTGCTGTGACTACTGGTCCACTTGTTTAAATCATCAAGCGCAGTGAGTATTTTCCACACTGCCGGAAGTAGTTTTTCATAGAGGGTAAGGGAAGCCCCTTCCCACGACTGCCGGAGCCGGACGAACTCGATAGTTAACCTGCGCCCTCGATCTGTCATTGCGTCAGATTGCTTGGAGGTTGCCTCCAGTTCCTTCTGAAGCTTTTGCAGCTCTCCACTGGAAAACCCCTGACCGGTTGCATTATCAAAACCTAACTGCTGCTGGTAGTAGCGCTGCCGGTCTTTTGTCAACTTGTTCCAGTTATCGCCCAGATACTTCATGACATCTGTGGCATTGGCATTATCTACATCAAATTTAGTGCCTGTATCCGCAGAGAATTTATAAAGCGTCTGTAAGGTTTCATCCGAACCAAAGCCAGCCCGGAACTGAGATAATGAGTTCTGGAATTTCTGCAAGTTGTTCATCATCGAGCCAGCAGATGAACCCATTGCATCAGCGGATTTCGCCCAGCCATCAAGCGCCCGTGCATTGGTATCAATCGCCTCGGCCTGAACACCCATCTCAACCAGAGATTTGGTGGTATCAGTAATGAAGTTTTTAACGCCGTTAGCGCTCAAAGCAATCCCGGCCAGCGCCAGCATGCTTTTGCCGATACTGGTAAAGAATGAGGAGGCTTTCTTGCCGTAGGCCTCCATATCCTTAGCCGTTGAATCAGCTTTCTTCCTGGTGTCATCCAGCCCTTCTGATGTCTCGCGCTGGCCACGGCGAAAATCAGAAGTATCAAGGCCCAGCGTGACGACCAGCGCGTCGATAATCGTTCCTGCCATTAACGGGCCTCATTTGCTCTGTTGATGACCATTTTGTTGTAACTGTCCACCGTGGATATTTCGAGCAGCCACCACAAATCCTCAGTACCAAGCGTTGTACTCAGTTCTGTCAGTGTTGCCATGCCCGAACTGAGCACAGTCGCTATGGTTTTGGGGACGTTGACATAATCAGCCAGTCCATGAACCGTATCGGTCATGACCGGAGGGATGTCTAACTGGCGTCTGCTTTGGAAAAACCCACGTGTAGCTTGAACACCTCTGCACGAAGCTTGAGGCGGGTGGAGACCTCTTCGATATCGCTGTCGATGAGAGAGCGCACAATGCTGCGGTTTGACGGATCAGGAATGATTTTGACGCACTTCATCAGCTCATCGAGAAGCGGCTTTGCATCCACCGGGTCAACTTTCGCCAACATGCCAAAACCGATACGCGCCATCTCATGCATGCCCATATCAGCCATGTTGTCCGGTACTTCAACGCCGTTTTTCGCCATCGCCAGACCGGCACGAATGGCCCACCATTCCGCCTCGGTAGCGGGCATTTCAGTAATGCGGAACAGTTTGCCGGTGTCCCGGTTCTCGCCATCCACTGTGTAGTCAATTTCTTTACGTGCCATAGTAAACCTTATGCCTGGTAGTTTTCGCCAACAACATTTTCCCAGTCGATCTGATAGGTCGCTGCCTGCAATACACGCTGGGCGTCAGGGATTGCCTTAACACGCACCAGAACGCCGTTGGTGAGGGTGTATTTGCGCCCGATAGCCGGAAGGATGATTGTCGCGTTACAGCGGAAGACAGCCTTTGACGTTTGCGACGTTAACTGCCACGTCTCAAAAATTTCACGGCTTGGACTGTCAGGCATAATGGTGATGGTCTGAAGGTACTGACCAAACACGAAGCCGCCAGATAGTTTGCCATCAGCGCCACGCACCGTTACGGCCATTTCGGTATCACCCAGGGCAAACATCGCATCCGCCGCGTACCCCTCCAGCGTTTGGGCGCTGGGGTACAGGTTGGTCACAGTGAGAGCAAAAATAGCGTCAGCACTGGTAATTGTATTTCCCGCCATTTATTGCACCTCGATACTTGCAAGAGTGATTTTCTGGACGCAACCGCCATCGCAATACCACAGAGTCATATTCGGGCTACTGCGGTCTGAGCGTTGCTGCGGAGTTGGATCTGAGATGTACAGGTAATAACCCTTCGCCAGTAAAGAAGCGGATACATCAGCACCAACTGCGTTGGTGATTTCTGACTTCTGGTTGCCGGAAAGCGTTACGCCAGTGCGAATACCGCCGAAAATCAGACCCTGAGCCAGCGTGTCAGCGAATCCGGCCTCGATGATGGCTTTGCCGCGGGCGTTATACGGAATAGAACGGTTGGACTGAAGTGTGATAATCGCGTCCTGAGCCAGGTTGGCGTTAAGCCAGATCTGGAAGCAGAAGCTGTCAAACCACTTGAAGTCGCCGGTGATGGCTCCTTCAGCCCAGTACTGGGTATCAAAATCGTTGGCGGTGTACGCGCCGTAGAAGTTGTACCCATTTGCTTTCAGGGCGGAGCAGTCCGAACTGGAGGTAACGTTAGCAACCAGGCCGGATTGTTCACGGAATTTAAACGGCACGCGCCCTTCCTGACGGTCAAAGTCGAGGCTGGCGGCATAACCCAGTGCAGAAGCTGCATAAGTCTGATCGCCGTAAACCGGCAGCACGTTCTGGTAGTTATACGTCTCGATGAGCTTATAAGTCAGCGTTGACGTACTGCCCTGCACTTTGGCGTCAGCTTCATCGTAATGAGCAACATACCCAAACCGGTAATTCTCGCTGTTTACCCAGGAAGAAAACGCCAGATGCTGCGCTTCATCGCACTCAAACGAGGTGGTGAAGAGCGCCCAGTTCTGGGTTTTATCCAGCACAGAAACCATCAGGGAGGGGACATTAGCAATATCTGCGCCCTGAGAGATGATGGCACCAGTAGCCGCAGTAAACCGCAGCGCTGTTGCCGCCGTGCCGGTTGCGTAGGTGATGGTGCTTGCCGCGCCGGTGGTGCTTGATTTGATGATGAATGCTTTCTGAATAGTGTCATAAACCACATCAACACCGGATCCAATCGCAGTTTTGATAACTGTCGCTGCCTGCGCGAAACTGGTAACCGAGGTGAGAACGATGTTGGATGAGGTTTTGACGGTGCCATCGACGGTAATAATTAAAGTACCGCTAATCAGTTTCAACTGGTCAAGCGTCATATCTGCCAGCGAACCAGAGCGCAGCCACGCTGATACTGCGGTTTCATTGAATTGTGCAAACAGCAACGCACCGGGCTTTTTGGTGGATCCGTCATAGCCATTGAAATAGATGGCGGCCATGCCGTATTCGGTCGAAGTGAAGCCAAAATAGCGGCCAAAGTCTTCTTTGTTCGCAAACGATGGAACACTACCCACCGGCGCATACTGACTGTCTGTGAGAATGAGTCCATTTAAGTCAACCGCGCTACCGCCCGCTGGCAGTACTCCGGGGTTGATTTGTACGTCTTCACGTAAGGAAATTGCCATTTAAGGGCTCTCCGGTGGGTATTTTAAATCTGCGGCAATAACGCCAACTGTGATGCTGTCAAAGAAATCCTGACGCGTGGAAACGCTCGGGTTGTATTGCCCGATAAAGTCCATCGTCCAGCGGCTTTCGTATTGTTGCTCTCCGTTAATCATCGTTGTCTGATGCGGGTCGGAGCAGTAGAGAGGAATTAATGTGTTGCCGTTTTGCCTGAACCATTCACAGGCATATTCGGAGCGGATCAGCGTACCGATGATTGCAGCGTTATCTGCCGCGTTATCTCCGTAGCAGTCAATCTGACAGGGCCACTGTGTGCTGCGGATGTTTTGCTGCACCCCTTCGCCATACACGCCGTTATCAGCGTATCTGACGCGGTTGGTTGAAAGACCGACCTGCCTCATGGGTGTCATGATAATGAAATCACCCAGCGGCATTGGTGTAAGGTTCTGCTGCCCGTCCAGCACGTTGTCTATCGTCAGGCCTGTGATATCCATCAGAAACGCCTGAAGCGGGATAAGCAGGTCAATCTCTTTGATGTCAATAGTGGCGCTCATGGTGACCTCTGGAGATTAACGATTACCCGGCACCATTCCGGCCACAGCTCCGCCACTTTCACGACCAGCCATTTGTCGTTACCGACCATGAGAATGTCGCCCCCTTTCTGCTCGGGCCGGTTCACACCGTTGAAATTCCCGTTCAGATAAGCCGATCGCAAAATTCCCTGGATGTTTACCGCATCGATTTGCTTCAGGTCAGTGGATGACAGCTCCTGAAACTGAACATACACATCAACATTGTTGTAGGACGGTACGCGCTTCCCGCCTGGTAAAGTTGTGGAGCCGGTGTTGACCTGAAACACGCCAGCAACGTTCGGGTTAATCCTGCTGGTTAGTCCGTTTGCAATGCCTCTCAGATTCATTCTTCACCGTCCCTGATATCGTAATCGACGCTGTTAAGCATGTGCCCGGTGTCGATCAGTGGTTTATCGAAGCCTTTCTTCTCGATGGTCACTGGTGACAAAGGCGGCTCCATTAACTCCCTGATCGACTGCTGCAACTGTCCTTTGATGTGCTCACCTATAAGGCCAAGGGTCTGCTCACCATCGAAGCCTGTAGCCTGTGCAATCCGGCCAATGTCGTCAGGCCAGTTATCTTTGTTGTCGGCAATCATGTTTCTGAAGAAAGGACGGGGTGGCTGGTTATTGGCGGGGTTTCCGAACTCGTTAGCTGCGGCGACCATCGCCACCTGCTGACCGTCCGGATAGGTTGCATTCTCAAGGAATCCAACCCGCAAAACCTTACCCTCTCCCAGTTTTTCCGCCATTTCAGCAAGCTTTCGCTCAAGCGCATCACCACCACTGAATGACGACATAGCTACCTCCGCCAGTTGGCCCTGCGATAGTAATGACCGGGATAGTTGGAAGGTGAGGCGCCGGGCACGTAGCGAACGGTCCTGTAAGCGGCCGTGGCCTGCCAGTAAGCAGCGCCGTAAGGTGTTTGCAGATACCACCATGAAGCCTGGCTTTGCGGGACGTCAGCAAGAGATACAGAAACTGACCCTTCTGAGGCGCTCGCTACGCGCCCAACCAACCCGGAAGGTGCCTTACCGCCGACGCCAGAATTCATCGCGGCGATATGAGCAACCAGCATATTGAGATAAACAGCCCGGACAGCGATATCACTTACCGGGCTGCAGTCTGTGTTATTCAGGTAGACCGTTGCCTCTGCAAAGTAGGCATTCAACAGGTCATCACTCACCGAGGCGAACTCGGGATAACGCGCCCTGAACGCGCTTATGTCAAAGACAACGATCGCCATTATTTACCGTCCGCTTTTTCGATACCCGGCATCGGCTTTTCCTGTGGCAAACCTTCCAGTCCAGAGCGGCGATCGGCATTTTCTTTCGCTTTGGATTCGGCGCTGTTAGTTTTGGCCTGCGCGAATACAAGCTCGTTTTTCACATACGCCTGGTCAGCGTGAACCTTCATCCACTTATCGAAAGCGTCTTTGTCGACGTTCTCAGTCAGGCCGTAGCCACCGATGACGTTTGAGGCATTAGCACCGTTCAGGACGACGCTGTAACCATCTACTTCCAGCACAATGCCGTTAGGCAGTTTGCAGCCAACTACAACAACTTCAGCCATGATCAGACTCCCAGCATTGTGGCAATTGCCAGCGGTTGACGGATGATTGCACCCCAGGTGCCACCGGATTTTTTCTGCTTCCAGGATGACTCTTCGGTCACCACGGCATGAGCACGCATTTTTTCAGTGAATGCGGCGTAGGCGGTGTCCTGCTCGCCCAGGCGATCGGCGATCAACTGAACCATTTCACCGGCTGGCGTTGAGTACTCAACAGCGGTTTCAATTTTCAGGTTCGGGAAGTTTTTCTTCAGCTGATCCGTAACGTTCACGTTGTACATGTTCGTTTTGGTCAGGTTCACTTCAGCAGTTGGCGACATAGCCAGAGTCATCGGCGCGTCACGCTCAATCAGACCTTTAGTCTGGGCAACTAACTGGCCGTACAGCTTGGCAATATCGTCGTAAACCGCCTGACCGTCTTTGGTGTTCCAGGTCAGTGCGCTGCCGGTGCCGGTAGCGTTCGGCGAGATGGATGCCGGCAGAGACGGATCGTTAAGCAGACCGTAGTTCTGCAAACCCTGAATGCCGTAGAAGTAGGATTTGTTCTGGAACTTGTTCAGCACCAGTGCAGAAGCCACATTCAGCTCTGCCGCATAACCGATACGCGCAGCGCCGTACATATCCAGCTCACGCTCACCCCAGCGGGTGTGCGTCTGGTAGTGGTATGACTGGCGAGGCACCCAGTTAACGTTAGCAGCGGTCATGCCGTTGTTGTTGTAGTCGCCGTAGGAGCTGACTTCACCGGCAGATTCCACAACCGGGAACTGGGCGGTAAGCGTTGTCCAGTCGCCTTTTTTCACTTCGCCGATGATTTCAGCAGCTTTCATCGGGGTAACCAGAATGCGGATCAACTCAGGGTCAACGTAGTTGGTGAAATACGCCGGGATACCGGAGCTACCAGTGGTAACCATGGTGGGCTGGGCATCCATTGCCAGCGCGAAGTTTTCAGCAAACTCCGGCTTCAGGTAGTCCTTCGCACCAGGCAAAACAATGCCGTATTTACCGCTCGCCGCGGCGTAGTGTTTCTGAAATTCGTTCATTACTTGCTCCAGGTGCTGATTTTGACAAGCTCGTTAGCGTCGCAGGCGCTAGCAGCATAGAAAGGCGTCTCAATCGCGCCAGAAATTGTTGCGCCAGCCGCGCCGGTTTTAACGGTGCCGTCAGCCAGAACAGCGAAGATTTTCTGACCGCGAGTCGCAGCGGTTGCGGTACGCGCCCAGAAATCGCCCGCAACCATCAGCGTGATTTCGCGGCCTTTTTGCACAACGTTTGACGCTGCGCCCAGCCAGTCGGTGATTACTGCCTGCCCGTCACGATGAACGAAGCCAGCCGGTGCGCCGGTGCCTGTGGTGGTCGCAACGCCACCAACAACCCATGCGAAACGACCAATGGTTACGCCGCCGTCGCCAGCCACAAGAGCAGCCTCTCCAGCCGCATACGTTGCGTGAGGATTGGTGCTTGCAAAGCCACCTTCGACGCCGGGAGCCGGATATTGATTGATTACACTCTGAAAAGGCATCTTAGAACCCTCGTTTCAGTTTGCCAGCGGTCGGGAAAGCCTTCTCGAAGTCGCTGATGGATGCGGAATCCTGAGCCAGAGGGGCAGGACGTGAATTTTCTTTCTGGCTGATCGCCATTTTGACCAGTGACGGGAACGCAGACGGGTGTACGCCGTTGATGTCAACGCCTGACTGTTCCAGTGCTGTCCGATAAACGTCTTCAGCGGAGTCCATCGCTACCACATCGCCAATCAGCGGGCGCACGGCCTGCTCGGCTTCACGCACGGCGCGGAAGTTTTCTGCGGCTTTTTTGGTTGCGGCATCAGCGGCCAGACGGATAGCGGCATCCATTGCAGGTTTATCCACTTTGTCTTTCTCTTTTTTGTCGTCGTCGCTGTCTCCGTCTGCGTCCATCGCAGCAGCTGGCGCCAGAGCAGCAGCAATTTTGGCGATCACTTCTTCAGGCACGCCAGCTTCACGCAGCAGAGAGATAATCGCTTCGTGGTCGCTGTCGCCGGTCACTTTTACTTCTTCTTCCGGTTCTACGGTCTGCTCGGATGCTTCGATGATTTCAACCAACTCTTCCGGCTCAATCTCCATGTCAGCAGCAAGACGGGATTTGCAGAGTTTCGCCACGGCCTGTGCGATCGCTTGCGGCGATTTGTTTGCGTTCAGGATGGCGGTCAGTTCTTTGGGTGCTGCATCCTGAGCCAGACGCGGCTTCAGATACGCTCCCAGCGCGGCACGGATGGCAACGCCTTTGCGGTCTAACTTCATGTATTTAAGCTCCAGTGGGAGTGAATCAGCGACCAGTACGTCGCTACCTGCGCGGCCTGTTTCGACCAGGGCAACGTGGTTTCCGACGATGTCACGCATGATGCCGTCATATTCCTCGCCGTCCGGTGTCGTGCCGGGTGTCATGTCAGCGACGTACTGATACGACGATGACAGTTCTTCTTGCTCCTCTGTCTCAATCCCGGCAATGGCGGAGTTGTCCCACACGGAAAGACCGTTAGTGAGATACGTGCCGTCAAATGCTGCGCTTGAGTGCGTTACCCCCACGCGGTATTCGCGGGGCGGGTCGCCGGGGAAATCAGGGGTGTGGATACAGAGGAGTGGAATGTTGTTGAATGTTGGTGCGGCTTTCTTCAGTTCTTCAGGGTGGCGCCAGAGCCGGTATATCTTGTCAGGCTCCAGACCCAGCGCTTCAGCGTTCGGAATTTCACGCCCGTAGTAGGGGCATACATTCGCTTTACTGATATTGCTGATAGCTACCTGAAGGCGACCGACCTTATCGAATGAGCGCACGGATGCGCGGTCAAACGCTAACCGTTCGATAGTCATTTATTTTCTCGGATTTAAGGCAATAAAAAAGGCCGCCTGAGCGACCTTAGTGGTTGGATATCTTTTAATGCAATGAGTGCCAGATTCGACTAATCATTTCAGCCTGATCCTCAGATAAGCCCTTTTCTAAAAGGTTATTCCTAGAAAATTTACCCAATAAAATCCAGAGGGCTTTTACTTCCTCTTCACTCATAGTCAGGACGGTCTCATAGTTCTCATTTAATCCGCTTGAAGCCATAACTCACCTAATTTCAATTAAGCCCAGGAATCACCGGCGACCATGTACACCGACAGTTTATCTCTTCTCCTGGAAGAGTCCACTTGCCATCCAGATACATCCCCTTGCTCAGGTCGAACTCCTTGCCGTCTGCCTTAACATGGGACGGGCGAGGCTCCTTGCCAGCATGAGAGTGCCTCCATATACCATGCGTTATTCCTAAGCTTATTTGCCTGGCTGATTGCATCACGGAAGTAGCTTTCGCATTCTGGTCTCTGGCGATGAGAGCTGCGCGGCGGCGGGTGATGCCGTAACGCTTTTCCAGTTCATCAGTGAGATATGCCAGGTCACGACCGCGAGACACGGAGCGCATCACCAGACCTTCCACCTGCGTCAGGTATTGCTCAGGGATGCTTTTAATCAGGTTGACGTTTTCGGTGATTGTCGCCTGCAATGCGTTATTCATGGCTGGCGTCATTTTGAACTCAACCGTTAATCCGGCTGACTCCAGCGCGTTATAGAGCGACACGTCAGAGTTCTTCATGGCGTCACTTGTGAAGCGCCGGGCCAGCTTCGCGGCAATATCATCAAACCGCTTTTGCCATCGCCTGGCTAACTTCCTCATCGCCTCGCGCATAAACACAGCCGGGGATGCGTCCATGGCAACCGCTGCACCGCTCGCTTTATAGTTTGCGGTCAGCCAGTACACCATGGATTTCTGCATCTCCCTGACCAGCTTATCCAGTTCCTTTCGATACCACGCCTCAACGCCTGCGTTAGGTCTCACCGGCCTTATCGTCTGGGTCGATTTCTTCGTCTTCTTCGAGGTCGATTTCGATTTCATCGCTTAAATCCAGTGAGTGATAAGGGCTGTCCGGGTCGTCGGCTATCTTCTCGCGCACCTCATTAGCAGACAGCGCCTGAACCTGTGTGACATAGACAGCATCTGTCTGTGCGTCTACCAGGCGGATATCCGCTTTCTCTTTCGCGCTCATCTCGTAAAGAGGCTCGAATTCAAAGTAAATATCCGGGTCGATGTCGCCGAACTCAGAAAGCTGAATAACGTCCAGAACGCGCTTGAGAGGCGTTTTAAATATCGACTGCTGTAGCGAGTGGATGTAGTCGTAAAAGACGCGTATCTCGCCGTCTGATGAGGCATTAAGGCCATTCGGTGTGATGCCAAGCAGCTTAACCAGTGGAATGCTTGAGACTGAGGCCATTTGCTCCTGTGCCTGCGCCTGAAGCGTGTCCAGTCCGCTAAGCGGTGCGTTAACGAATTCAACCGTTTCCGGCTGCTCTTTGTTGTTATCTTTGGCGAATGCCCCGCGATTGTCCCGGCACTGGTTAAACATCATCAGGCGCATCAGAAGGTTTTCGGCACCGCCGCCCCGTAGCACCTGGCTCATATCAGTACCGATTACCGGGATGCTGAATGAGTGGATCATATCGCTGACGCTATCCCGCGTGCGTAGCCAGTTATTAACGTATGGCTCAGCAATCTGAATAAGCGACAGGCCGCGAAAGTTGTAGCTTGCTTTCAGCAGATCCGGCACCTGACGCGATACGAAATCAATCATGCGGCTGGCGTGTACCGTCTTGCCCATCACAAACCACTCGGTTGGCTTGTAGAAGTCAGGGCTTAGCGGGTTCTGCGCGTTATAGACGCCGGGGTAAGTCCAGACTGGCTCAATAACCTGAAACCCTTTCAGGCTCCCTTTGGGGATTTTCTTCTCGCTGATGAACAGCTTGCTCTGAAGCTCATTGTCATCCGTCCAGGCCGATACGTTTTTCGGTGACAGGACGTCGATATAAATCTGCCCGCCGCCAAAATAACCATCATGTTCAGCGGCCTCGCGGAACTTGTCGCGCACATGGAAACGTTCGAGCGCATCGTAAAGCTGTTTAACGCGGTCTGACTTGTCGTCGTCGCCTACAGTCTTAAGCTTGATCCACTTACGCGTCATCTCTTCGGCGATGATGCCAACCATTTTCCGATATTCAGGCTTCTGCGCCATCATTGCCAGATAGGGATAGCCGGGGAAGCTGTCCATGTTCCCCCAGGCATAGCCCATCGCGTAAGCGTCGTTTATCTCTGCGTACGGAGTTGAGTCCATCGCCAGAACGGCGCTACGAATTGCCTCGGGTATTACCCCTTTGGGCGGCTCATAACGCTTGTGCTCTCTTTGGGGCTTTGGCTGGACTTCTGCTACTGCGGTGGGGTTAATTTTCATCTGCGCCTTTTCAGGCTCTTTCACCGGCTCAGGCGCGGCGACTTGTTTCTTCTTAAACGGCCACACTTAAATTCTCCTGAGTTGGCTCGGGTCGATGACCATCGGCTGGCGACCAGAAATGAGGTTGTCGTCAATGGCATCCATCCAGGTATCGAGGATGTCGTCATTGTCGTGACTGTCGTCAGCTGAGAACGCAGCACATTCAGTCATGGCGGTGATAACCCATGAGGTTGCTCCGGCAATGGTGCCGTCTTCGTAACGGGTGTGTAGCACCGCTGCGCCGTTGGCATCATGCGTGGCTGGCACGTAAACCTTGCCGGTCTTTATCTGCGGAATGACGTTAAGGCAGCGAACCAGTTTGTTCTGACCTGCGCCGCGGGGAATCTCTTTAACCGGGATGCTGTTGCGCTTCTTGAGCGTGGTGATGAGGCCCTGCCCGGCCTGCTTCTCTTCAATTGCCATGTGACGCATTGGCATGATTCGAAGCGATCCCTGCATTCGCCATTTCTCCCAAACCTCTTCGGCTTTCTTCAGGAGGTCTTCCGGGTCCCAACGCCCACGCACGACATCGATGATGTAAAGGTTGCCATCGACTCCCATGCCAGCAAGCGTAAACACGGTGTAATCAAGCCAGTCCTCGACCTTGCCGCTGTTGGTATCAACGTATACGGCGCGATGCGTGAGTTTTGGCAGCGTGGTGTATGTCTGAAACCAGTCCGTTTCGATAATGCCGCCAGTGAGAGCCATCGGGTTTTGCTGGTACTGCGACAGGAATGTGTAGCGATCGCGTTCCCACAGGGCAACGAGGTCGTTCACATCCTCCATCTGCGGCCAGTATGACCAGTAGCGCGTGCCGGAGACCTCAACCGATTCCGTGTCTTTCACGGTTTCCCAGCAAAGGGAGCGCCACGGCTCAGGGAGCGACTGAATATATTTTTCGTCAATCAGGGCCGGGATGGCGACGTGGTGGAAGTCGACACCCATGCCACCTGACAGCATGAATCCGGTGGCGTCATCGGTGTGCAGGCGCTGCTGAATGCTCACGAATGGCGTCGGGTGGTCTTTCGACTTATCACCGCGGCGCGAGCGGATGGTGTTGACCAGCAGCGTGTTAGCGCTATTCCGCTTGGTCTCGCTGAGCATGTCGACGGGCTTATTATAATCGTCGAGCATGACCATGCCGGAGAACTCCGGGCCGAAGTAGCCACCACGACCGCCGGTAATCTGACCGTTACTGGAGCGCGATACTGTCTGACCTATTGAGCGACCGCGATCATCTTTAATCTCCCACTCTTCCGCCTGGTTTACACCGAAAGAGCACGGCCAGAACTCCTGATACTCCTTGCTGGCGATGATGTCACGGGTGCGGCGCGAGTTGCGCTTAACCAGCGTGTCAGCAAACGAGATATTCAGGTTACGGAAGCGTTTTAACCGCCCTTCCTGCACCAGTGCGTTGACGTAGGCAGGAAAGTGAATGGAGAAGAATTCTGTCTTTGTGCCGCCGGGAGGGATGTTGATTATCAAATTCCCCGGTACCAGCCGCCCCGCTATCAGATCATCAATCTTCGATGCCATCAGGCGGTGATGCCAGTTAACCAGAAGACGATCACCCTGAATAAGCTCGAACCACAGGCGGGTAAAATTGAGAAACGATTTGGTGGACTTGGAACGAATGATAACGCGCTCAGGGAATGACAAATCATCCCATTCGAGGATTTCGTTCATATCAGTCCAGGCCTTTTAGTTTCTCCTCCATAGCTGCCTGAGCTGCTGCATAATCTGCCGGGGTATAGTTGACGACCTGAACCGGCCCGCCATCAGCACCTTCAATAGCGTGATCAATTTTGTCTCGCCATGCTTTCTTCTGCCTGTTCTTAAGCCAGAATATCGCCGCAGCCGTGTCTGGAGGGTAATGCTTTTTGATTTGCGTTTTGACTATCTGGTTATCAATGACGCGGATATCAGTGTCTGGAGCTACATACCCCATTGCTCGCTGGAAGAGGCTATCCACCACTTCCGCATCAACAAGGTCTTTCCCCTTTTTTACGGACTCCAGAAACTCTGGATGCTCCTTCTTCCACGTATTGATAGTTGCTTCGGAGACCTCAAAGAAGTCTGCTAATTGTTCATCGGTGTAGCCAAGCATGCACAGCTTGCGAGCCTGCTCGGCGTACGCCTTCTGGTACTTGGTTGGCCTGGCCATAAATATTCCTTACATCATTCCAGCAGCTTTCAGCTTGGTCAGCAATGCGTTGAAGTCAGTTACCAGACCAGCAACATCGGTTGCCGTGGTGTTAGCCTGGTTGGTCATTTTCTTTACGCCACCAATTGCGGACGTGGTTGCCGCTGGAATATTTACCGGATCGTCAGGCGTTGATACCTCAAACGGATAGCCGCCTGTTGAAATAGCTCGTTTTGACATAAAAGCCTCGGAGTTGATAAGTGAATGGGTTATCCCGGTTTGTGTACCAGTAGCTGTTTAGTCCCGTACTTATGGATGAATTTATCCATCTTTCGCTCATCAGGAGTGACCGGGAATACTTTGCATATTCTGCGCACGGCCCATCGGTAAAGCGGAACCCACCACGCTTTCGTGTAGTGGACTTCATAGTGATATTTCATTGACCTGGTCCGCAGTTTTTAACCCATGCTTTGTTGTGCGCCAGAATGTCTTTCTTCGTCTGCCTGTCCAGTACGTCAATATCATGGTCTGTCAGGTAGATGATCCTCACCCAACTACAGGCCGTATCGATGACCTCAGGTTTTGCGGGTAAAGTTTTGGCGCAACTCGCGATCAACATCGTCATCAGGCATATGGTTAACACTCTGCTGAACATCTGCGGCTCCTTTCGATGCTTCAATGCGCTTTTCAGTGACTGCGTTAGTTGCCTGTATGTATTCGTCGATACGCTTAGCTTCAGCTTTCTGCTCAGCGTCCCTTTTCCCACCGCTGCGACCGATACCGAAAGCACCCAGCACAGCCAGGACGAATGCGAGCAGGCCTGAGAGGATTAACTCAGTCGTTCCCATCTTTCTTCTCCGGTGGCTTTTGCAGTGTCATGCGTGACAGAACACCGATGACCATCAGGACAATCGCGCCGACACGCATCCAGCTTGAGGGGATTTCCTCCTTCCACTCGGGAGGCAGCTCAAACCAGATAGTCGGCAGTGCGCCTAAAGCGACAATTACCTTCGTGGAGTTCCATCGCCACCAGTGACGCCAGTCGTCTACGAGTCGGATTTTCATTTGAGTAATCCTTCGTAGGCTTTCATGTCACCGGTACGCATGACTTCAGCGTGACGCTTTGCGCGGTTGGGCGTTTGTTTTGCCCATAAGCTGGATAACATGCCGTTAGCAGCGCCGGAGAAATTGCCGTCAGCAATCATCGCCAGAGTGTTCTTAAATCCTGCCAGGCCATTTACGCCCATCTGATATGCCATGCTGATAAGGATGTCACTACGCGGGCCGTTACATGCCTTAAGTGCAGAGACAATCGCGGGGTTGAAATTCATCTTCAGAACCGTTGCGTTAACGAAGCTCTCTAACCAGACGTCTCCAACGTTACGGGGCACGGTAAAGGTGTAATTACTCAGCGCTGCGCCTTTGGGGCCAATCTTTATACCGCAAGCTACTGTCGGATAACCCTCGGTATCGATGTAGGGCTTCTCTCTGTAACCTTCTTCAAAGTTAAGCAGGGGGATTATTTGACTCATTTCGCCGTTCTCCGTACTGCAACTTCCAGGCTGTCTCTTCCCGACGATCACGTTTGCGCTGGTAATGAAGGTTTATGGCAAATGTGACTACCGCCAGCACAAAACCGCCTAAGGCCAGCCATTCGTTCAATGACATGCTCCCGGCAAGAAAGGTCGCTCCAGACGTGGTGTAAGCTGCGGCAGTAGTGACTTTGTCTGCCATGGGTTTCATATCCAACCTCCATTGATTAACTGGAGGACTTGTTCAGATTAGGAATCTAGGAAATGGTCTTGTGAACAAATCCGATATACGTTGAATGCGTAATTCATTGATTTGTTCGTGACCGGGATTTACGAGCATTTCAGGCGTGGATTGCGCTAACAATTCATGCCGCTCATTCACGAAGCCCAGCCATAGTGCTGGGTTTTCTTTTTTGTGCTTAGCGCTTATCCAGTTACCGCAGAGGTTCGATGAGGGTATTGAGTTGACGACCGGAGTTTAGATAAGCGCTAACAGAAAATGTCGTGATGAGCCGAATGCGGGAGTTATTCGGCTCATTTTTTGATGCGAATGTGTGGTGGCCGGTACTGAACTCCGGCATGACGGGATTAACAGTTCAAGGCTTGCAGCAACCGCCTTATACACTACCTCGCCATCGGTCGCTTACTTGCGCATCAGCCTGCGCATTCACCACAACGGAAAGAGCACTGCATGGTTTTACCATTACATCCGAAGATTTATCTGGTGTAGTCAATGCTCTTACCTGTTATGGGCTCCGTTTCGTGGAGCTGACGGGTCGGCAGGAATCGGCCACGACCATAGTTGGCGCACTACTCTCCTGCTGAGTCGGCTTTCACCGAAGGCCTGTTTGCTTCATTTCAGCAAACTACCTGTGCTTGGTGCCGGGCAAAGGAATCGAACCTCTGACGCATTGCTTACAAGGCAATCGTTCTGCCACTGAACTAGACCGGCTTATTTGGAGCATCTGGCCGGAATCGAACCGGCATTTTCTGGTTGGAAGCCAGACGTAATTACCAAACTACGACAGATGCAGAATTGGCGGGACAGGAAGGATTCGAACCTTCGACCATTCGGTTAACAGCCGAACGCACAACCGCTGTGCTTCTGACCCGGAAATAAAAAGCCCCGAGCTATTAACTCAGGGCTTCTCTTTAAATCCACCGTAACATTCAGACGGATTTATAGTGTTAGGTCGATGATATTCTAGCTTTCGTCATTTTGCAAGGTGCAATCGTTACCGGATTCAAACTTTGCTCGTAACTTTCGCCAATATGGCATCTGCTGCGGATTCTTCCTTTTCGAGTTCCAGTATTAATGACTCATAGAATGGCTTGATCGCCTTATCCCACACGCCCGGGGAGATAGCATCGGTAAACTGGCAGATTGCTCTGTAACATGAAGCTGCTGGCAGCCTTTCGTATCCCCGCCCAGAGCATTGCTTACAGGGACTCATAACCGGTACGCCCTGCTCTTCTGATTTCTTCCTGTCCAGAGCAACACCACGCCCCTTGCACTTAACACACGACGTTGAGAGAACGCCACGACCTTTGCATCTGGTGCAGGTCACCTCCACAGTTTCCTCCGCTGTTTTGGCCGGGGTTTTCTCGCCGCATCCCGGATGCTTCACCACCATTTCCTTTTTCCTGACTACCCCTGCGCCTTTGCAGCATGGACAGGTAAGCTGACTGGCAGCAGAGCGGCAATAATCCTGGTACGCGAAAGTTGCGAGCGTTTGCACGACCTTGCCCTTAATATTGGTTTCGAGCTTGCGAAAGGCTGCAACCTTGTCGCAATGCTTCATCCCATGCTGTACCAGTAACTGAACTGCTTTCCTTTTGTCGTTATCGCTCAGGTTCATCTTGCCGCTGAAAGCACTGAACCCGAGCGAAGCGCGACTCTGCACCATGCCGAATGCCGCCATCACATCCGTACCTGTTAACGCCTCTGAGGCCGTAGCCCTGGGTGAGTCTGTTAGTTGTGGTGATTTGGGTGAGTGAAACTTAACGGCGCTTTCAAGTCTCATGCTGCGTCGCCTCCATCCGGATTAATGCCAAGGTTCTTCTGCAAACCTCTTTCAAGGCGCTCCAGCCCTTCCATTACCTTTCGGAGGTTCTCCTTCTGGTGTCGGATGCTTTCCAGCATCTCCCGGTCTTTGTGGCGCTGCTGTGCTGAGTTGATGGCTGTTACTGACATGAATAGCCTCCTGACAAAGACTTGATGAACCGGTATTTGCACATCACGTAATTACCCTGGCGGATAGCTCTGAGTGATTTAACCCGCATCTTGTGCCGGTGGTTCTGGATGGGTAGCCAGACAAAGAGAAACGCCGCCCAGACGCCAACAGCGATGTAGAATTCGATATTCATGCCGCTTCCTCCCGTCTGTTACGCAGGTCTTTAAGCTTCTGCTGATACTCCGCCTTGATTGCTTTGCACTCATCAATAGTCCAGCGATGTCGGTTATGGTTGGATTCAATGTCCTCCACCTGCTCAATGCCGATCCGCCTGATTAACTCAGCCCGATACGGCACCAGATTTCCGCTCTTGTGCTGATTGCATACGACGCATTGTTTATGGATGTTGCGTTCATCGAACCGCAGTTGTGGCGCTGCCGCAGTGGTACGGTAGTGACCAGCGTCGAACTGAGCAGACGTGAGCGTTCCGCACGAGATGCATGGCAAGTCGCGGTCTCTTTCTCTGATGAAGGCGTTTACTGCTTGCTGGGCTTGCTTAATCCAGTAACTACGGGGTTTTAATGCGAGGCGTCTTACTTTGAGTTTATCTTTCTGCTGCTGCTCTTCTCGTCGTCTTTTTTTGTCTGCCGCCTTTTCCTCTTTCTCTCGTTCTCTGCTTCGCTTTGCCAGTGCCAGCTTTGTTCCGCATTCCGGAGAGCACCACCACACGTTTGAAAACTTTGGGTGGAACCACTCGCGGCACTCTTCGTTTTTACACCGCCTTCTCATAACTCCGGGCATAATCCCTCCAGTGTTTCATCATGATTACGTACGGGACGCGAAGGCGTATGCCATTCGCGCTGGCCCATTGCTTAATGCCTGATTGGCTGCGTTTGAGCGTTTCGGCTATCACCGTCGCCGGGACTTTTCCGGCGACGCGTCTGATGTATTGAGTCTCCCTTTCGCTGTAGGGTTTGTTGCGTGTTTTTGGCTTAGCCATATTTCCTCCGTGCTCTCTCACGCATCCAGCGGACGTCAGCAAGATGGGCGGTGTATTGGAATGTTGTTAGCTGGGAAGGTGGTAATTGAGGCTTGCGCTTCTTGCGGTGGGTGACGCGGAAAACCATGTTCTCCATCGCGATCTGAGTAATGCTTCTTCGTCGCGTCATGCTGCTTTTCCTGTTCGTTGCGCCAGCTCATATTCCCGACGAGACTCATCGCTCCACCTGACGCCGCGCTCAGATCCAAACCAGAACATAATTTCGATTAACTCTGTCATGTTGGCCTTTCTCATCTTGCTGGTTCTTACCCCAAACATAACAACGCCCCCGTCTATTCCGGGGGCGCTGCGCTGTTCTTTCCTCTTGGTTTTTAGCCAGAGTGCGGTAAATAAATCTTTCCAGTCGGCCTCGTCATAGCGCTGCCCGTGCCAGAGAACCTGCCGCGAGACATCCTGTAGCATGGGCCACATGCGGTCGTTTTGCGCCTTGGTTCTCTTGGGTTCTTTAACGTGGACTTCGTGGGGTGATTTATCGTCGATGGGCAATGCGAGAATGGAGTCTATGGCGTTGTTGCGAATTGCTTCATTTCGAAGCAAAAATGTCTGCTTCATAGATTCCTCTTATCTATGTCTGGAAAATTCTCCGTGCAATCTTTCTCTTTCCTTTCTAATAACGCTCTCAGCACTTTCAACGTCCTCAAAAAGGCCAAGATATTTTTTTACACCATTTACAGAAATCATCGCCTGCCATTTCGAGGCGCGTTTACTCCATGAAACTCCTTTTACTCCGCTTTTGTTGTCTTTCCTGATTCTGGTGTTCCATGAGTTTTCATATTTATTGCAACTTCTGAGGTTTGATGCCCTATTGTCAAGTCCGTTGCCGTTAATATGGTCTATAAGGTTAGGTACATTTCCGTACATGTAAAGCCATGCAAGCCTGTGGGCCTGAAGCATTTTCCCGTCTATCTGGATATAGATATAACCCCTAAGGGATTTACTTCCTGCCACATCACCTTTTGTTGAGCCGCCAGTGCTTATCTTCCATCTAAATAAACCGGTTTCACGCTCATAGGAGACGACACTTTTTAGCCTCTGTTGAGATATTTTCATTTTTCCTCACTGTCACTTGCTGGAGAAAATACGTCGCCCGGGTGTTTCACCAGGTCGATTTGCAATTAAACCTCCTGTGCTGATTCAGGCATCACTTACCGTTACTTAGCCGCAGTTCGGCGCTTTAACTGGTTAATCAAAATAATCATCACCATTGCGCGATGTTGACGCATTCCTGATGGTATCATTCCGCCTCCTGCTGGGGTGCTGCTGCGAGCATTGCGCGACAATCATCAACAGCTTTAATGAGCGAGTCACGGTGATATTTGGCAGCGGTTCCACGGTTCCAGTCATCGCCAAAGGTAAGGCCTTGAGCGTGCTTGAATAGACGATCGAAGCACTCAGGCAACGTGTAAGGCTGGCTTACAGGTTCGGCTTTACCCTGAAGCATGGCAGCGCGGCAGGCGTTCCAGCCAAAACCAAAACCAATTCTCGACTCACACACGCCATTGAGCATCATCCTTCCTCGCTCATCGCGCACGTACGCATCTGGCACTACCGGCGCTGGCTGCGGTCGGGTGTAGAGTGGGATGCACCCATCACGATGCTCGGTAGGGCTGGACAGGTAGTAACTGACGCCATCGTCAGCTAGGCGATAATATCCGACAGGCTCCGCATCTGCGCGGGACTCCAGCGCGGCAAGGGCGATTTCAGCCAGTGCTTCGGCTTCTTCCGCTGGCAATACAACGTTGCTTTCAGGCCCGTATGTTTCGCGCCATGTTTTGATTTTCAGCAGTCTTTCTTTGGTGAATGTCATGGGTTAGTCCTCCCACTCCGTATCCCACTCAACACAAGCGCCATCGCCATCAGCCCCAATAACGCCTTCATTGTTGCATTGCGGACACTTAACTAGGTCACCGCTGTAAAGGTATGTCCCAGCCAGCGAGCGGCTGGTGACCTCAAGACCTTTGCTGCACCCGCGCTGTTCACACGAATTAAGCCAGTCAACGCGATATAGTGTTGGCTCCCACAGTACGGTTCTGTTTTCTTTTTGGAATAACAATCTGCTCATAATCACTCCCCCTTCACTTCGCATTTGATGCCAGCGGCAAATAGCGCCAGCGCCACATCTTTCAACGCTTCGTTGTAATACGCAGCATTTGCGGCGCTCACACGTTGCCCTTTAAGCATCCAGTAGCCATCCGAATCATCACGCTCAACTTTTGGCGGAAACTTAATGGCCTGCCCTTCCAGTTCAGCGATGCGCCGCTTCAGTTCTTCGTTTTCTTCGTCCAGTGAGGTTGCGGCTTCCCAGTTAACAGCGGATTCGTGCTGCGCACTCTCCAGCGCCTCTACCAGCGCCTCGACGGTTTCCGGCGTGAAACTGCGCTGCGTGGCATTGATGGTTTTTATTCGCTCGATTGACGTTTCAGGCCCAAAGTCCGGCATGGCTATGCGGGCTGCAATGTCAGCACGTATCTGGGCGATTAGTTCGGTTGTGTTCATGCTGAGCGTTCCTTTTTCTGTTTGTTGTATACAGCCCAACTCAGAGCATCGAGTTTGTTCCGTCCGGCCTTGTCGTACATGTTGATGCCATCCTTGCAGGCGTGCTCTTGCTTCACCTGCGCTTCAAGCTCGGCAAGCTGCTCGTAGCTCAAAGTGGCAAGCTTGAGGCGATTCCAGCCAAAGTTGCGGATGCGGGTTGTGTTCACAACGCACCTCCATTACTGTTACCGCGCAGTTGGGCGGCGAATGTGCGTAAGACATTGATTGAAGCCGACACGCCGGTTGACTGGTGATTAATCATCGTAATAATGCGTTCAATCCCAGCTTCCACTCCCTGCGCCCGCACTTCAGCCAGGAAGGCGTCGGTGGCCGGGGTTTCTGTTTCACCACCACTCACCAATTCAATGCTGCGTTCGAACTCTGTAATTTCATATACTCGATATGTTCTGTTTGGCATTCTTGCCGCCACCTGCACATCAAACTCCGTGTTGAAGTCCATCTGACAGTTTTCGGCTATATCTTCAGGGCAGTCGTAGGGCGCCTCAGGGTCTTCGGCGTCCCAAAACATTAAATTAGACTTCAGCGCCGCATTCTCCGCCGCCAGCGCTTCACTACGCGCCGTCTGCACGTCCAGCGCACTCGCCAGCTCTGTTACCATCTTCGCTATCGTGATAATCGGAGTGTCGTCACTCATAGCTGCTGCAAATTCGTGTCCGACACGAACCAGATGTTTGTTATTTTCCATGCTGTATTTCTCCCACAGACCGACCGCAACCGCTGTTTAGCGTCGCTTCGGATAGTTGATTGATTGTTTGTTGGCGTAAAAAAGGCCACTGAGTTAGTGGCCTGATCAGGTTGGTTGATTGCTCATACGTCGGCTCCTTTTGCGTACCGTTTCCCTCCGGATTTCGGTGCGTGGGTTTCCATGCATTTCTGCCGGGCTTCGTCCTGGTCGCAATCCATGAAGTGACCGTTAACGAATCGCTGGTATACGGTTCCGAGGGTGCCGAAGCGGTTCTTTGTTACGATGATTTCTGCAAACGGCGCGGCGGGGCTGTTCTCGTCGTAGACAGCTTCACGGTAGAGCATGATGATGCAGTCGGCGTCCTGCTCAATGCTGCCCGAGTCGCGCAAATCTGCGTTTGTGGGTCGCTTGTTGGGGCGTTTCTCTACATCACGTGATAGCTGACTGAGCGAAATAACCGGCGTTTTCAGGTCTTTCGCCATTGCCTTCAGGCTGCGGGAAATGTGCGCGATAGCCAGGTCGTTACGGTCCGCCTTTGGCTTCTCAATCAGGCCGAGGTAGTCAACCATGATGAGCGAAAGGTGTTGGTGCTCCTGCTTGTGCCGTTCCGCGATTGCCCGGATTTCTTCAACGGTAAGTTTAGACGCATCAACAATCCAGACATCCAGCGATGCCAGATGACAAATTCCGTTTGATACCCGCGCCCAGCCTTCGTCATCCATTTTTGCCGGGTTACGCAGTACGCTTACAGAGAGATTCCCTGAACCGGCAATGCTTCGCTCCGCAATCTGCAGCTTGCTCATTTCCATGCTGAAAATAAGCACTCCACGCTTCAGGTCAGTACCGGGAAGCTGCCGGTTAGCCACTCCATCAGCAATCTTTAGCGCCAGCTCCGTCTTGCCCATGCCCGGCCGCGCAGCGATGATCACAAGGTCTTCAGCGTTCATCCCCCCGGTGATAGCATCCAGCTCATCGATACCGGTCTTCATGGTGTCCGACTCTTCACCGTTCTTCAGGCGCCTCTCAAGCGTTTCGGCGTAATCATCCAGCACATCCCCAAGGCGTACCGGCTGCACCTGATGCCGCGGCTTCCTGATAGCCCCAAGACGCTTTACCAGCTCATCCATTGCCTGCGTTGAAGCATCCAGCGTTCCGTTGCTGATAGGCCCGCGCATCTCGTCCATAAGTTGTAAAACAAGACGACGCTGATATGCCTCCGACACCATCCCGGCGTAGCCTTTCAGGTTTGCGGCGCTCGGGCATGACCTGGCGGTTTCCATGATGTCAGCAAAATGCCCTTCCCCGCACTCTTCGGCAACCATCAGCCCGTCAATCAGGTTACGCACTGAAGCGTGTTTCTGGATGACCTTGTAGGCTGTCTGGTAGACGGGTATCGAGAAAGCTTCTGCCGGTAGCGTCGCCAGAACTTCACTTGCCGATGGGGTAAGCCCGCCAATCAGCAGGCCGCCGATAACACTGGCTTCGATATCCTGTCTCATTGCATCCCCTTGTCAGCAAATTTAGCTTCACGAACACCCAGCAGTGTTTTATCGCGTAGCAGGTAATCAATATCCGCCGCCCAGCCAGTGTCGTTTTGTCCGAAGTAAAACGGCTTGGCCTGTGAGACAAACGCTTTCACGTAGGCTCGCCAGCCTTCAACGTTGGGCGTTTTAAGTTGTGGGATGAGTTTCTTCAGTCGGCGCTTGCGGGTGTCACTCAGCGCTACAGCATGCGGGAGTAGCTCGCCGACCTCTTCGTTGTAAGCCTGAAGGAATGCCTGGTAGTCAGTGCGATCGGCCTTTCGCTTTTCAGGTTTAGAAATCTGCGCCACTTCCCCCTCCGGGGGTAAGGGGGTATTTGTCTTTAATGTCTTTTGTATATTGTCTTTTGTGTTTGACTGATTCGGTAAATAACTTTTTACCGTTTCGGTGAAGGTTAGTTTTACCGATTCGGTAAATGTTTTACCGATTCCGTTAAACTTAGTTTTCCATTCAGAGATGTTTTTATTCATCCCCACCTGTCTTCCTGCTTGCTTAAGCACCCCCATCCTGATCAGTTCGTTTTTGGCAGTCGAGCATTTAGTCGGTGCCATCCCGGTAAGCTCTGCAAACTGCTCATTGCCTATCCAGTCCATCTTTTTGTTGAATCCGTATGTTTTGCGCCACACGGCCATCACGATCAGGAGTTGGTGCTGAGTAAGCCCGGAAAGCATCACAGCCTCAAGCAATGTATTTGCAGTCCGCGTATAGCCCTCTTCGAGTTCTGCCACGCGTGACTCCACAACCTCCAGATGAGGTTTAATAGGTGTTACTGTTGCCAGATTACTCATGACCTTTACCTCTGAATAATTGCTTCACCCTCTCCCACTCAGCCCGGAATCGACCAGGCTGCTTGAAACCGGACAGGTAGCGATCACGAATAATGTTTTTGTGTAATTTGTCCTGGTCAGGACTGAATGGTTTTGCCATAATTACTCCTGTTGATTGTGTTGGCGTAACACAGTGTCTTAAGCCCTGAAAGAGTTACCGCTCTTTTGGGGTTTTTCATTTTTGAGGATTGCAGCGACTTCCCTTGCTAACCGGGCCATATCGTCGTCCACCACACCCCATTCCAGCACCGCCAGTAACATTGCCATTCGAGGCAGCAACGTTTCCTTCCAGCGCGTAATCTGTGATTTATCCACTCCCAGCGCTTTAGCGATATTTGATGCGCCACGCATAGCAATCTGGCTGTGTAACCATGATTCGATATGCCGTGCGGAGTGTTTGTTGCGTGAGGTTGTATCGTCCATTTCGTAGTATTCCTTTGATGAATAAATAGTTGTGAGACCTTGCGTGACACACGCAAAGCCGTTGTTAGATTTGGTTTTGTTGGGATTCGCTTTTCAGCGACGTAGGACGTTACGTCCGTTGTGAAAAGAGCGGTGATGCTTAGGCTGCTTTGGGCGGGAAGAGATCATCCAGTGAGACTTCTACGCCATGTTTTTTGAATGCAGCGATAAAAGTTCGGCAGAGATCGATATCCATTCCACGCCGCCCGGTTTCGTAATGGCAAATTGCACCGCGAGTACAACCAACCATCTTTGCTAAATCAGACTGCGTTAGCCCAACGCGCTCACGGAAAGTGCGAATGTTATTCATAGGGCCCTCCTTAGCTCTAAGTATACATATCGTATTCTAACCTGCAAGCAGAATATACGAATTGTGTCTCGTTTATAAGGATACGAATCGTATAATTTAAGGATGAAAATGAACTGGTACGATATCGCTAAGCAAAGGATTGATGCGCTTGGTTTGAACCAAGAAAAACTGGCTGAGCACATTGGTGTAACCAAGGGTGCCGTTAGTCATTGGCTAAATGGACGCCGCAATCCAACCTTGCAAGAGATCGGAGCCATTTTTAAATATCTTGGCGTTAACGATGCATCGTTTAACTCAGACGGCACGTTTACAGTTGGTGAGACCGAGGAAGCGCCAGCTTTATCTCGGCAATATGAATACCCACTGTTTACTTCTGTTCCGGCTGGCGCGTTCTCCGAGGTTGGGACTTTCACAGAAAACGATGCTAAGGCTTGGGTCTCAACCACCAAAAAGGCCAGCAAAGACGCGTTCTGGCTTGAGGTTACAGGCCACTCCATGACGGCTCCGCAGGGTATGCGCCCCAGCTTCCCGGAAGGCATGCTTATCCTGGTAGACCCGGCAGAAGAAGTAGAAGCCGGTGATTTTTGCGTAGCTGGCGTGTTCGGTGATTCCGAGGTCACATTCAAAAAGTACACATGGGATGATGGAAAGCACTGGCTCGAACCGCTTAACCCTAACCCGCGTTATGAGAGCATTCCGTGCAACGAGAATTGCCGCATCATCGGAAAAGTGGTTAAGGCTCAGTGGCCAGAGGATATGTTTGAGTAGGTGGCAGATGAGTTCATATGAAACAACTATGCGGAAAATTATATGAAAGAATGCATGATTGAACTTTCATGGGTACCAGATGCCATATCTCAAGGGACAAGCTTCATGCTAACCCTTTATGACAAAGGACCAAACATCGGTAATTTTGTGATAGTTATGACTGTTTTGTATCCTTTTTACCGCACCTATATAAATAGGGTATACACTCCTAAAACCGAAGGTTGGCTTGCAAGGCTCCTAGGTTTAAGGTATAGAAACAATGACGAATCACAAGGTGATGGCGGATCATGAGGTGAATCATGAATGAATTTTTAGTCATCGTCGCAGCGATTGGGATTTATGTTTACTCAGCCATCTGTAAGCGGGCAAGCCTCAAACAGAAAGAAAAAGTATTCCGGATGGCGGAGGAAATTTTGAAAGACAAAAGGTACAACGGGAACGAGAAGACTCAGGCCGTAGCATACTACGACATCATGGATAGATGGTGGTTTAGTGCCGTGATGCTTCTGTTTTCACCTTTTGTTCTTTTATTTCCATATAACATCCCGGCGCCAGCGCAGGATCGAGAAGTAAAAAAACATAAAGAGTTACTTAGGGAGGCTATGAAATTGGCCTTCATAGCTAACCCAATAACATTTGCATTGTCAGGACTCTCAATAGCTTTCTTTATTACGTTGAAGGCGATTTTTGTGAAGAGTTTCAAAGCTATCTTTAGAGCAGATAAAGGATCTAATCAAATATCCCTATTGATTTACTTAAGAAATAACATACTTAAAACTTTTTATCACGCACACTAACTAACCCGGCCACCGCGCCGGGTTTTTTATTGCCCTCAATCAAGCGCCTCACTCCCCTTCCTCACTATCTCAGCTGCATCCCTGTTCACGCCTTTCCCTATCACATTGCCTGTTTCCCTGCGGTACTGCTCCAGCTTGTCTGTGATGGCCTCCTGAGTTAGCGGCTGATTAGCAAGCGATAATTCCATAACGGCCCGCCCCATAGCGCTGACAATCATGTTTATGCGTTCCTCGCTCATATCCATAGCAATCACCCGGTTAAATTTCGACCATTTCAGGCTATCACAGGCCTTAATAGGGAGAAACAAAAATAAATATCCTTAGAAATCAACAATACGTATTCATAACATCAAAAAAGTATACATATCGTATTGCATTAAAGTTTACGATGCGTATACTTAATTCCATCAGCAGGACAGCACTACTCACCACGGACGGTGACGCTCTTTACACAACGGTGATGGATTCACCTACGTGGCTGAAAAGCCAGTTAGTACCAAAGCGTGAGTTTTGGGATGCGACGAATTGCAGTCCTTTGAGACAACCAGAAGATAAGCGCCTGGCATCGCATCGCCAAAATTCACTCAGGAGGTATCTATGTCACGCAGAACAGCATTCAACGGTTCGTCGGCAGCTCGTAGACGTGAGCGCCGCGCTCACCTTCAGAGTGAAGCAGCTATCAGTTCAGAAGTGATGCATCGCCCTACCCCGGCACGCGTTGAGTTGCAGTGCAAACGCAAACCGGCAATGCGGGCGGAAGTGGTGGCCATTACGTCACAGGTTCAGCACTACGAAGGTTCCTGCTGCCTCCCTCAGGTCGCTTTATTCAACGCAGGTCATCGTAAATCAGAAAACATTACAGCGAGGTAAATGGAATGACCCAATATGCAATTTTTGAACTGTCAATGCCCAATCGGGGTTCCTGGAATGGCGGTTGGTCTGGCGCGATGGATAAGTACGTAAAGCACAGACAATTGCCAGTGAAAGGGAATCCAAACGTAAAGGATGGTGCAAACCACTATTACAACTTCGGTGATGGCTGGGGTGCGAATATCAGCGTGCGGATTGTTGATGGTGCGAAAGCTAAGAATCACGCCATCAAAGGCAGTAAGGGATTTTGTGGATACGACTGGATGATAGATAGCATTTTGAAACATGGGAAAATTATCACAGAACAGGCTGCCAAATAGGCGGGCCTTTTTTACAGGGTAACTACAGAGGGTAAGGCGATGGAAGATGATTTGCAGCCAACAGAGGCGATGATTGAAGCTGGAATTGGGGCGTTATGGGAGCAGTTACCAGGCGCGATGGATGGTCTTTATCAGGATATCGATGATGACGATGAACGAAACGAGCTGTTTAGCGACACGGTCACTTTTATCTGGCAGGCGATGAAGCAAGCACAACACGAATAGACCCGCTTCGGCGGGTTTTTTTATTGCTCATACCCAGGCTCATTTACGAGTGAGCCAAGTTATGAGTTCACGTTCAGCGCCCGGATTGGGCAGGAGAAGATTATGGAATTTGATTTAAAGGTTAAGGCTTCAGGAGTCGACGTTTCACCGAGTGGCTACCGTGATTATATAGATGTCGAAGTTCGTGGTGTTGATATCACGGATATGCTCAGTGAAATACAGGGTTCGGTTCTCTACGAAGAGATCGAGCTTGATGATTTTATCGATTGGGCTGATGGCAAAGGCAAAGCCTCCGATATTATTTCCCGACTGGATGCTGATGAAGTCATTGAATGGCTACGCTCTAACGGGCATCTGGAGGCCAGCAATGATTAACCGCTATCTGTTAGAAGTCGCTCAGGGTGAGCTGGCCATTGCAGTCTGCCTGGGTGACGGAAAGCTCTGGCAACGCGCTATGCAGAAAATGAAAGTTGCTATCAATTCACCCTGGTATCGGAGGTAACGATGGAGGAGTTTAGCGGAACGCCCGGACCGTGGGATTACGACAGGGCCCTGGGTGCAATATTTAATAAGAACTGCCTGTTAGTTTGCGATATATCAGACAAAGATAATGGCCGACTTATCTCAGCTGCGCCTGAACTGCTTGAAGCATTGCAAGATTTCATGGCCTCCTCATCCGGCAATGCGCAGTCTTGCGGTCATGATTTTGAGTGTACTTGCCGATTCGACAAAGCCAAATCGGCTATAACCAAAGCTCTCGGCAAATAACGAATCCCCACCTCATTACTCACTCTGGCGGCTACATAGCGCCGGGATGTCCACAAACATTTTTCCTTACTGAGGTGACCTATGAATCTCAAATTCACAGCTCATTACCTGACTGTCAGAGATAGTTCTTATCCGGGATGCACGGCGTTCCTGGCAGAAGGTGTCGAACTGGACGGAACAATCGACAGCCGCGAAGTCCTCAGTCAGTTAGACCATGCAGTTATCGTCGACTGGCTAACCGAGCAGGGTTACAGCGTATCAGCACCGCAGGAGCATGCAGCATGAGCGCACAGGAACAGTGGTCAGACGAAGCGATTATCTCTCTGCTGCGCGATGTTATCGCCGACTCTGATCAGGATGAGCAGGAGCCGGTAAGTCTGGCAGCAGAACGGCAGAATCCGGTTATCAGCTGGCAAGAATTTTCAGGGGATTTCACATGAACGTATACAAGGCAATAAGCGCTGTCGCCAGGGACATGGCTGAACAGGGGATTAGTAAGGACAGAGAGAATCGCCAGCAGGGATTCAATTTTCGCGGAATCGACCAGGTATACAACGCTCTTGCACCAATGCTGGCTAAGCATGGGCTGGTTATTCTTCCCCGAATCACAGAGCGCACGGTAACGGAGCGTACAACCCAAAAAGGCGGCGTGTTGTTTTACGTTGTCGTTAAAGCTGAATTCGATTTTGTGGCAACCGAAGATGGAAGTAAGCACACCGTTATCACTTACGGTGAGGCTATGGATAGCGGAGATAAGGCCACAAATAAAGCGATGTCTATCGCCTACAAATACGCTGCATTTCAGGCCTTCTGTATTCCTACCGAGCAAACTGCGGTCGACCCGGATGCTGAAACTCATGAGGTTGCAGCGCGTTCTCCTGATGACATTCTGGCCGACTTCTCAGCGCTGGCCGCAGACTGCGGAACAATTGAAGAACTGAAGGGCATTTACAAGCCAGCATGGAACGCTCTGGCTAAGTATCCAGAACATCAACAGAAGTGCGTAGACGTATTTAAAACGCGCGGCTCAGAGCTAAAGCAGGCGGCATAAATGGCTATTAACACTATCACTATTTCCGGCAACGTTGGCAAAGACGCGTCACTCCGCGTCACGCCAAATGGAAAGCATATTTCATCATTCTCTCTGCCTGCAAAAGCCGGGTTTGGTGAGAATGAAAAAACATCATGGCTTAACTGCAAAATGTTTGGCGCGATGGCTGAGAAATTATCCTCTGCGATCGTTAAAGGTGCGAAGGTCACCGTGTCAGGTGAGTTTGTTATTGAGGAGTGGACTCGTCAGGACGGCACTCAGGCACAGATGCCGACTATTCTGGTGCGAGATATCGACCTGCCACCGCGTGGCACTCCGGGCAACGATAGTCCTCGCCAGCGCACGGCAACACAGCAGCGCCAGCCGCAACAACAAGCTCATAGCAATAACGAACCGCCGATGGATTTTGACGACGATATACCCTTTGCTCCAGTAACTTTACCCTTCCCTCGCCATACAATTCACGCCATTTAATCAAGAGGAGGGGTTATGGAAATAACAAGGGAATTAATTAATAAATATCTTTCCTATAACCCCGAATCAGGGGTTTTTACGTGGAAGATTTACAGAAGCAGGCTAGCAAGAGCAGGAAGTGTTGCCGGTTCTTTGCAAAGCAAAGGATACATACAAATTTCTATAGAAGGGCGTCCATACTTTGCGCATAGGCTTGCGTGGATACTGATAAATAATTCACTACCTGAAGAGGTTGACCATATAAATGGAGTGCGCAGCGACAACAGGATATCTAACCTAAGAAATAGCTCCAGAAAAGAAAACTCTTTAAATACAGGCATTTCCAAAAGAAATAAATCAGGAATAAAAGGGGTTAGCTTTAATAAAAGAGATAACGCTTGGCAAGCCTATGGCTCAGTTAATGGTAAAGGCGTTCATCTTGGTCAGTTTAAGAATATTGAAGATGCAATTACAGCAAGAAAAAAATTTGTAGCTGAAAAATATAACCGCCAGTTCTATAGAGAATATTAATTATGAATATGCCTTCCACTTTTCCTCTTCCCGGGGCGGATTACCTGCGCCCGCCTGAAACGCTCGGCACCCGCGAAGAGGTTCTGAGCCGCATGAAAGAACTAATCGACGGATTCGATAATCAGCAGGAGCCGGAGAGCAAGGAAGCTCGCATGGAGCGACAGGAACAGCGCCGGTACGAGGCGGCTGTTTGGCTCATGAATCAGCAGGCAGCGACGTTCCCGCGATTCGTTGCTATCGGCCCGCGCCAGCCTGTACAGACACAGGAGCATGTCTGGACTGGTCGCTATGGTCACGTAAGAAGTGATTAACGAGGTAACAATGTCTGAAGCAGCAATGATTATCGTCCCAACGGACATCGGCGAAAAAATTCGCGAAATCGAAACGGCATACACGCGCTATCTTGATGAGTTTCACATCCCTGACGATCACAAAATCATCGTTAATTTTTCCGCAGGTAAAGACAGTACAACCACGGCAACGGTAGCACATCACCTGTTCGGCGACCGCGTAACTAACGTCATGGCCGATACCGATAACGAGCACGAATTGACAGTTGATTATGCTCGCAGCATTCACGAACAGATTGGCTGTGCTCCGGTGCAGATCGTTAAACGCATTTATACCGATGCTGAATTTGAACGCCGCCGCCAGTCGTTGCGCGACCGTTGGCCCCAGCGTCAGGCTATCCGTATGGGCGCATATCGTGGGGTTGTTATGCCGTCACTGGCACGCAGCGACACAAAATTTGGTCAGGCATGGCAACGTACCGCTGAACGCTGGGGCGTTGAGTTTGATACACCGCTGTCCGCTGCGCTGTCTGTTCTGCATCCGAGTGGAAACAGCTTTCTGGATGCGGCTCTGCTCCATGGCAAGTTTCCGATGCTCCGCGACCGGTTTTGCACCGACGAACTGAAAATCCAGATAGCGTTTGATGCTGCAATAAAACCTCTGCTGGACGATGGTGAGGTGGTCGTCCAGTGGTCTGGCGTTCGCGCTGACGAATCGTCGAAACGCGCTGGGTATGACAGATTTTCAAAAGACGAGCGCGACCCGGACTATCTCTACAATTTTTTACCAATTCATCAGTGGACGGCGGCGGACGTGTTCGCGCTGCATAAATATTTCGGTATCAGCCCGAACCCGCTATACACGCAGGGCGCATCCCGCGTTGGCTGCATGAACTGCGTTCTGTGCACCAAAGAGGAGATTTCAGAGACAGCCGCCCGCTGGCCGGAGCACATCGAAAAACATCACGCATGGGAGAAAAAAGTGCGCCTGGCTTCGCGGTGGGTTCACTGGATGAGTGTCGGAACGGTCGGCCAGGCGTGGATGCGGTCGCATCTGGGGTTCAGGGACGTAATCCAGTTTGATGAGGATGAGTTCACCGGCGAGGAGGTGGTGACGCGGCGGCGGTATCCGGTAAACCTCGGAAAAGATGTGAAACTCTACGGCCTGGAGCCGGATGTTCAGCGCATTGAGTGGTCGGGGTTTTACGGCCCTCGCGGCACGATGGGCGCCCCCTCGGCGATTGATGTTGTCGAATGGGCCAAAACGGGCCGTGGCGGCAAAGTTTACGATCTGGTCAAGGCCAGTCTTGATACTTCCGTTTGTTCATCACGCTACGGACTATGTGAATAAGGGGGATTCATGTCAGCAGAACTAATCGACGCTGCCAACGAGCAGGTTGAACACAATTTGCAGATAGCGCTGGCGAACAGGCGCACATTCAGCAACGCGGTATCGGCTACGCACTGCACGGATTGCGGTGATGAACTGGATCAGAGACGCAGGGAAGCGGTGCCAGGATGTCAGTTATGCGTTTGTTGCGCTGCACGACTGGAATTACTGGCTAAGCAAAGGGGGGGGGTGATGTGATGGATTACAGAGAACTGAGTGACTTTGAGATTAACTGTATGGTTGCTCGTTACACAGGTCTTGAGACAATGATGTTTTTCGATGTTGATTCTTCTTTTTGCCACGGCCCGGTATGGAACGTTTCATCTGGAGTAACTGACGACGGCTTTAAGATATCCAGAGGAAACCCCTTTAACCCATGTAACAATCCAGCCGACGCGTGGCCGATTATTATCGAGCACCACATTGCAGTAGTACCTTATCGCCACACTTTGCCGCAAGCCTGGCCTACCGCATACGGTGTTATCTCGAAATTCACAACAGAAGACAAAAACCCACTCCGCGCCGCAATGATTGTCTTCCTCATAATGCAGGAGTCAGCCAATGTTCCAACTAATCCAACGCGGTCAGATATACGCTGATCAACACAACTGGCCGGTAATAATCCACAGCACCACATCTGAAATAGTCCGCTACTGGCGACAGGGCCGGATTAACACCGCTTCAATCGACCGATTCAACAATGACTTTGAATACCTCGACTATCACGAGGCGAGGCGTATTCGTGCCGAACTTGAAGACAGCGAGAACATTAAACACCTCCGCGCTATGCGGGTGGCATGAGGAGAGATTATGGAATGGATTAAATGCAGCGAGCGGATGCCTGAAATTAGTAGCCGGGTTTTGGTTGCTATTCGCGGTAAGTATGTAACGAATGCTACCTATACCAGTTGGACGGGAGCGAAAACAGAAAAAGGACGAGCGCCACGTTTTGAAGATTTGCGAGGAATAGTTCATCAGGTAACCCACTGGATGCCCCTCCCTGAACCACCGACCGACTAACGCCTGCCAGCCGATTCCCTGAGTCGGCTATCCGGTGCAATGTCGCACCTCTGAACAGGAGACGAAGACCTGTTCAGATTAATTGCGAAACTCGTTTTGGCCCGCCTTGTGCGGGCTTCTTTTTTGCCTGGAGGAAGTGATGCTTGCTAACCATGACGATATGGAAGAGTGCGTTTTTATATCGATGACATATGAAGAGGCCAGTGTTTGTTATGACTCAATGGAGGAGTTGATCCGCAGATATGGCGGTGAATTAGACCAGAAATTTAAGGACGCAATCACAGACCTGATGGGTTGCGTAAACGTTGAATAGCCGCATCCCAGCGGCTTTTTTAATGCCTGGAGATAACCAATGGATTCTTACTCAATTTCATTTCTTGAGGCTTGCGGTATTTGCGGGGTATCTGAGCCAACACTAAGAAAGTGGATCAGGTCAGGTCGATTAGTCGCATCGCGGAAATCAGACAAGCCAAGATCACAGTACATTTTAACCCGACAGGCCTGCATTGCCGCCGTTAATAATCCGTTGCACACTGTCAGCGTGAGCGCGGGTGATGAACACAAAGAGGATCGAAAATGTCCATCTTCCGCAGAGGTGAAATATGGTACGCCTCGTACTCGCTCCCGGGCGGGAAGCGAATTAAGGAAAGCCTTGGGACTTCCGACAAGCGGCTCGCTAATGAGCTACATGACAAGCGCAAAGCTGAACTGTGGCGAGTAGAGCGGCTAGGGGATTTCCCGGATGTAACGTTTGATGATGCGTGCATGCGCTGGCTGGAAGAAAAAGCAGAGAAGAAATCGCTCAAGGACGATCGTGGCCGGATGACGTTCTGGCTGGCGCACTTTGAAGGAGTTCGGTTAAAGGATATCACTGAGCAAAAAATTTACTCTGCAGTCAGTCGGATGAGCAACAGGAAGCAACTGGAGATATGGAAAGCAAAAGCGGCTGCAGCGCAACGGAATGGAGTGCCGGCACCGGAATACCAGGCGACACAGGTAACCACGTCAACCAAAGCAAAACATCTGGCGCTGATGAAGGCGATCCTTCGTGCTGCAGAAAGGGAATGGAAGTGGCTGGAGAAAGCGCCGGTTATCAAAATCCCTCAGGTAAGGAATAAGCGCGTCCGGTGGCTGGAAGTGGAAGAGGCAAAAAGGCTGATTGATGAATGCCCGGAACCCCTTAAATCAGTCGTCAGGTTTGCGCTGGCAACCGGACTCAGGCGATCGAACATCATCAATCTGGAATGGCAACAAATCGACATGCAGCGTCGCGTTGCCTGGGTAAACCCTGAGGACAGCAAATCCAACAGAGCCATTGGGGTGGCGCTGAACGATACGGCCTGCAGGGTGCTCAGGGAGCAGATAGGCAACCACAATAAATGGGTTTTTGTCCACCTTAAATCAGGCAACCGGCCGGACGGAACAAAAACACCAGAAGTCAGGAAAATGCGTGTTGATGACGGACGTGCATGGAATGCAGCCTGTCGTCGTGCAGGGATAGAGGATTTCAGGTTTCACGACCTGAGACACACGTGGGCCAGTTGGCTGATCCAGTCCGGCGTCCCGTTGTCTGTCCTGCAGGAAATGGGAGGATGGGAGTCTATTGAAATGGTGCGGCGTTATGCGCATCTGGCACCCAACCATTTAACCGAGCATGCGCGGCAAATTGACTCAATTTTGGGGGTTTGTGTCCCAAATATGTCCCACTATGAAAATCAGGAGGAATTTAAAGAAGCGTAAGTGCCTGAAAACAAATGGCGCGCCCTGCAGGATTCGAACCTGCGACCCACGGCTTAGAAG